TTGTTATATCACACACGCTCATAACAGAGCTTACGAGATTGTATAATCTCATCGGCTTGCTAGGTGTCACAGCTTAGCAAGTCACTCCCAGCAATAGGGCTGGCATAGAAACAAACAAGAAAAGGAGAAACCACTATGAAGAACAACACAAACAACTTTAAGGCAACTATCGAGGAAAAGAAAGCTATGCTTGACATGCTTCAAAACGTCATCGAGGACATTGAGTATCGTGAGAATGCTATCCTTGACCACTTTGTAGAAAATGGAGAGGAACAGCGCAAAGACAAAGATGGCAATCTCTTATACCTAGATGAAAATGGAGAGAAGACAACTGAGGTCACAGATAAGCCATACATGCGCACATTATATGAGACTGTAAGACGTGACCCATCAGAGCTTGACGATTATGACATGCCAAAGTACCAAGCTTTAATGAAAATTAAAAATGCAGTGCTGGCTCTTATCTAACCAGCATAGGTGGTCTAGGTGTCACAGCCTAGCCCACTACTCACAATAAACTTACAAAGAAAGGAGAAACCACTATGAAACAATACTATCGAACAATAACCAAAGATGGAAAAGCTATCGAGGTATGGCACGGTGACCCAGCTAGAGCAAACTGGTTACTTACCACCAACAAACTTGTACTCCCACTTGGTACACGCAAGCCCAAAAATGTTCCACGTGAAACCATCAAAGAATTTTAAGAAAGGAGACAGCATGGACATAGAGACAGCAATGGAATATATCAGTGACATTTACAATGTCTATTTGCAATTCATCCCAGTTACTGAGACAACACGCAAGTCTATGAAAGAAGCTCTATCTCTAGGCATTGGAGCACTCAAAACCATTCACGACATGGAAACCAAAGGAGAATAACATGGATAAGAACACCCAAGAATTATTACTTTCAATAGCTCGTAGTTTAGAAAACTTAGCAAACTACGAAGAAGATTTTTCCAAGCAAGGCTATATTTTGCTAATAGCTCAAGACATTTACACCTACCTTGACACAGTCGAAGATAACTAAATCTCGAAAATTCATTGTTGACAAACTGAACAAAAAGTAGTACTATATAAGAGTGGACAGCATCTGTCTTATTCAGCCCCCAAATAGACCCACACAACTCCAAAAAATTCTATTTGTCTTTCAGAGCTGTCCACCTCTCCCAAAAAATGTTTCACGTGAAACATCATAAGCGCTGGTAGTTTAAATAGTAAAACAGTTTAGTGGTTACTCGATTGTAGGTGCAAACCCTACCCAGCGTACTCTAGCAATAGTGCTAGTAACATTCTCATACAAATAAAACCAAGAAAGGAGAACAAACCTATGAGAAAAGAAATGGTAACAAGAGGAATTGATGGAACAAAGGCAATTGTCAAGACCATCAACACAGCAACAGACGAGATTACAACCAAGGAGCTTGTACTTTCCAAAGACCTTACTGGAGACGAGAAGAAGCTCAACAAGGCTGTTGTAAAGTCACTCGATGAGGGTGAAGTGCTTATCCGTATTGAGAAAGCAGAGGTTATCCATAAGCTGTTTGGAATGGAAATGTCAGATTTCCTTGCATCAGCTGTAGAGCTTGACCCAACAACACGTAAACCAGTATCAGCAAACTAATAAGAAAAGGAGAACAATATCATGGCAAAGAAGAAAACAGAAAGTAACTACGCAGCAACAATAGCAGAAGCATCAAGAGAACTCACAGCAAAAGAGAGAGTTATGTTCAAAGACCTTGGAAACGCAACCAAGCTCAATGACTTAGCAGAGGGAGCTATCGCTAACGGTGGCAAGGCTATTATCGACAACGTTGTTGACTACGCTGTTATAGCTATTCACAACGAAGCATCAGAGGATGTTGATTATAACAACTACCTCATTATTGATGGCAATGGTGACAAGTACTACACTGGCTCAACTCCATTTTGGAATAGCTTTAAGGGTATTTGGGATGAGATGCACGAAAGCGGAGAAGCTTGGGGCATTCAGCTCAATCTTATCCCTAGCAAGAACTTCGCTGGTAAGACAGTACTTACATGCTCACTCGTATAATTAAACAAAGATAATAATCATGGCATAGTCGCAAAGCACCTCAGCACCTCAGTGGTGTTGGGGTGTTTTTATCAGAGGAGAGGGATATGATATTCCTAAAAGGTGATAAAGTTTTATTAGACCCTGTGAAAGAAGTAAATTTAATAAAGAACTTTAGAAAAGATAAAAACTATCAATACGATGGTGAGAAAACATACATACAGTTTTCACTTAAAGAAGACAAAGGAGAAACCACATGATAATATGTATAAATTATAGGGATGATGGAAAAAGATATATAGCAAGAATAGAATATGTATTAGGGTTACAAGCTATGTTAACGATAACAGCACGAATGTACACAGAGAGTTATGATGAAGTGTATATACTACCCTTTGAACCCACGCAAGAATTGATCGATGCTATAGTATTAGAGGGGTGTAGAATATGAAACCAAAAGAGATAATAGCATTGTTACTGTTATTTCCGTTCTTACCATTCTTGTATCTATACTTGAAAGCATTATTTATAATATCAGACTTGAGGGAGACAGTATGAAAATCAATTGGGAACTGGTTTGGATGTTTTTGTCACTATTCATATTTTGGATGGCTGTATGTTGGTTCGGTATAGCACTATTGGAGTTATAATATGAGAAAAGAAGATGAACAAGCAATAAAAAGAGCAATAGCAATACTAAAAGTAGAATGCCAAGAGCATAGAAGCTGTAACACATGTGCATTCTACAAGCATGGTGATTGCATATTGAACATGCCACCCATGCACTACAACATTGATGAAATAATAAAATGTTTCACGTGAAACATATGAAAGGAGAAATTATGGATTTAAAAGACACAGTTGAAATGATGAATAGTACTGATTACAAAGATAGATTTAAAGCTGAATATTACCAAGTAAAGATAAGGCATGAAAAGTTACACAAAATGATTGTGAAGTATGAAGCGAAGACATTAGAGTTTGACCCTTGTTGTGACATTAATACTTTAAAAAGCCAAGCGTCTAATATGAGTAGATATTTGTATTGTTTAGAAGTAAGAGCAGAGATTGAAGGAATAGAATTATAAAATGTTTCACGTGAAACATATTGGGAGGGTATCATGGCAAAGAAAAGTACTGGTAAGATGCACAAAATATACTATGAAGCATTGAAACAGTTAGGACAGAAAGTAACAGAAAGACAGAAAACATCAACTTTTGAAAAGCTATGGAAAAACTTACGCAAAGACTATCAAGCACGAGGGGAGACACCACCTAACTTATACACAACCGCAAAAGAGTACCGAGAGCATGAACAAGAACAAGACCTAAGAGATGAAAACATGCAGACACCACCAGTCAATGAAGACTTAGACGAGCAATCTGTTGAAGAAGTGATAGCTGGATACGAAGCAGACATAGATAGAATATATCAGAACACACTTGCATACATAGCAGATAACAAAGAGGGTACTGGTCACAGCGGTGGAAAGTTAGCATCAATAGCAGACTATCGCAAGTCAGAATTAGATGATGCGTATTGGACTTTGAAAGCACAGCTGGATGAATTAAAGAGTAGCGGTGTACCAGCAAGAATAATAGCACAAGCTATAAAAGACAACGTAGAATTAGACTACAGTATAGCGGTACATCTCATACCACCAAGTGACATAATGATTGATTTTGAAGAGACAACTCAACAGATGTTCGCTGTATTACAGCAGATAGAGACACGAGCACAAGAGTTAGCTGAGCAAGCGGAAAGGGAATACTACGGAGAGTGAAAATCTATAGTGCAGACTTAGAGACTACAGTGTACGAGGGTCAAGACCACACTGAAGCATGGGCAAGTGCTTTGGTAGCTCTCGACAGTGATAAACCACTAGTCTTCCACTCTCTTGGCGATACGCTTGACTACCTAGATTACCAAGACGAGGATGCTGTGCTATACTATCACAATTTAAAATTCGATGGAAACTTTTGGTTGTCATTCCTCATCACACAGATGAACTTCAAGCAAGGACTAGAATACATATCAGAGACAGAACTGACATTCAAAGACAAGAAAGACCTAAGAGAGAAAGAAGTTATATACTCCATATCATCAATGGGTCAGTGGTACACCATCCAATTCAAATACCACTCTCACATATACACTCTCAAAGATAGCCTTAAACTTCTCCCATTCACGCTTAAAGAGATAGGGAAAGCATTCAAGACAGAGCATCAAAAACTTGACATGGAATATGAGGGCTATAGATATGCTGGCTGTGAAATAACAGATGCAGAGAAAGAGTACATAAAGAATGACGTACTGGTACTAAAAGAAGCACTCAATATCATGTTCTCAGAGGGTCACGACAAACTTACAATCGGTGCATGTTGCTTAGCAGAATTTAAGAAGATGAAAGGTAAGTATGATTGGGGCGTCTTCTTTCCAAAACTAGAAACAATAGAACTAGACAAAGAAACATACGGTGCATCCAACGCTGATGAGTACATACGAAAATCATACAGAGGTGGCTGGTGCTATTTAGTCAAGGGTGCAAGTGGTAAAGAGTATCGCAATGGAACGACAGCAGATGTTAATTCCTTATACCCCTCAATGATGCACTCGCAAAGTGGTAACGTATATCCGCTAGGTAAGCCCAACTTTTGGAAAGGGTCAGAGATACCAAGGCAAGCACTCTTAAAGAATAGATATTTCTTTATTCGTATTAGGTGTAGATTTTATCTCAAGCATGGCAAACTACCATTCATACAGATAAAGCACAACATTAGATACAAAGCAACAGAGATGCTTGAAACATCTGACATACTGAACAAGAAAGACGGAAAGTATTACAGCAGATTTTATGACAAAGAGGGAAACATACAAGACACAATTGTTGAACTCACATTGACATGCACAGACTACCAGTTACTCCTAGAACACTACGACCTATATGACTTTGAGATACTAGATGGCTGTTGGTTCTTTGCAGACAAGGGTGTATTCGATGACTACATAGACAAATACAAAAAGATAAAAATGGAAAACAAAGGAGCAAAACGAACAGAAGCAAAATTATTCCTCAACAATTTGTATGGCAAGCTAGCAACCAGTATGATAAGTTCATTCAAATATGCAGAAGTAGCAGAGGATGAAGCATTGAAATACAATGTGGTTGCAGAGATGAACAAAGACCCTGTTTATATAGCATGTGGTTCAGCTATCACATCTTACTCAAGAAACTTTACGATACGTGCAGCTCAAAAGAACTTCTATGGTGTAGACAAGCATGGTTTCAAATATGCAGACACAGATAGCATACACTGTGACCTACCACCAAGTGAGATAAAAGGAATACGAGTTAGTGAAACAGATTTCTGTGCATGGAAGTTAGAGAGTTGTTGGGATATAGCTAAGTTCATAAGACAAAAGACATACGTAGAACACGTAACACATGAAGACCTCAAACCAATTGACAAACCATATTACAACATAAAATGTGCTGGCATGCCAAACTCATGTAAAGAATTATTACTCGCATCAATGGGAGAGGAAAATCAGTTAACAGATAAGCAAAAAGAAAAGTACAAAGATTTCATAGAAAAACCAAGAACATTAGACGATTTCAAAGTAGGACTTACAGTACCATCAAAGCTTGTACCAATGTGTATCAAGGGCGGTGTAATCCTTAAAGAAGTAGATTTCACATTAAGAGACATATAAAAAGGGTGGTAGAACTTCATCTATCACCCTTATTCTATTCACAATATCATCACTCATAGCCCCAGCAACATACTGAATAATCTAGGTGGACTGAGTTAACAGCTGTTTCTACACACCCTCGATGATTACAAGATGACGATACGAATAGACTTATATATTATAACGAAGCATTTCAAAGAAAGCACTCTTGCACTCTTGGTTCTTGAACCTAAACAGCCCTCTCTCAAAGATACTTCTCAGCATAGAGATGTATGGGTTGTTCACCCCAACCATAACATAGTTTGCTTCATGGCTGTTGGCATTAAATGATAGCTTTACTTTGAAGTCATTGTCAGTATTCTTATCCATATAATACAGACCAGCCTTGGGATAATATCTTACAGCATAGTCTGTATCATTGTTTCTAATAGTAGCGATATAACTAGATGTACCTTGTGGTCTTTCAATGAATGCTGTTTTATCATTAAGATAAACGTTCATAGCTGAGTATGCAACATAGTTCTCATTCTTGAAAGCCTTATTGAAACCACTTGACAATTGCATCTGAGCTACATTATCCATAAATGTTTGTTCTAATACAAAGCCATCCCCTCTAAGGTACTTAGTATCATCTTTCAATCTATCAGAAATACCAAGTGAAAGGAAATAAGGGTTAATGATACTAACCTTGTTTGAAAGCATGAACACTGGTACTCTCCTAACTTGTTCACCATTACCCCTTGCTATAGAAGTATGGATAGAAAGAAGTTTACTAATCTCGTTAGTACAATAGTGCTCATTCTCACTCTGAAATTCATCAAATATAATCATATCAACATCTGATAATAAATGAGAGAACTTCTTCAAACTGTCAGCATTATTAAGTGTAACGCAGTATCCACAAGATTGTTCATTGAGAAACAGTTCAACGAAGATACCATTAGCTCTACGCTTCTCGGTCATTTCATCCTCTTGGAAGAATAACCTTTGTATATCTTTGAAGAACTTATCAGCACAATCACATAGCTCATAGTTCCAGCGATACACTAGGCAAAATTTCCTATGCTTTTCTTTCCAACGCTTTACAGCGTAGCGGTTAAACCATGTCGTTTTACCTATGGAACGATTTCCCGTAGTTAGATATAACTCTGGTAGCGCACCATTTAGGTCAGTCATTGACAATAGTTTAGTTCCATCGTAAAACTCACCCATACTATATATTTCCTTTCTCGTAAATTATAACACAATATCTTGACAAAATCAACTTTTTATTATAACATAAAAGTAAAGTAAAAGTCAAAGGAGTATGCGACTATGCCAAATGATATACTTCAATTATTCATAAGTGGCTTTTTCTCACTGGCTGGTGCTGGTGTCGGAGTATTAGCAACAAGCAAGCTGACAAATTACAGACTTGAACAGTTGGAGAAAAAGGTAGATAAACTATCAGAGAATGACCAGCGTATCGCTTTATTGGAGCAGAGGATGAGCCAATATGAAAAAGAAACGAAGTAAAGAAACTTCAAAGATTTTACTTTGGTTGCTGTTATCAATGTGTGGTGTATTAATTGTGAACACACTCATATACATATACATCACACATGATAGCACTCCACTTGTAACACTAATCGAAAGATTGTTTGCACTAGCGTCAATCGCTGTAGGTTTTTATTTTTGGAAAGCAAAGAACGAGAACTTACATAAGTACAAACAAGACCACAAAATAGGAGACATAGATTATGAAGACGAAGTACATGAGTAGAAAGTTTATTGTAGCTGTGATTGGACTTGTAATATCATTAGTAGCACTTGTTCTTAATAACAACACTGTAGCTCTTGCTGGTATTGGTCTTGCTGGTTGTTTTGTAATCGGTGAAGCTATTGTAGATAAGGCTGGTGCTATAAAGAGAGAGCACCACGTTAGCGTTAATGAAAATGTTTCACGTGAAACATCTAGTGAGGTAAAGGATGGCAGTAAAGAGTAAGCTCAAGGGCTGTGATATTTCCCATCATAATAAATACAAGATACCTAATTTTTCTGATTATGACTTTATTATAATGAAAGCTACAGAGGGCAGAACTTTTGTAGACCCAATGATGAAGAAATATATTGAGATGTTAGGTAACGACCAGTTGTATGGTTTCTATCATTTTGCTAGACCCGAAAGGAACAGAGCAAAAGATGAAGCACAGCACTTCTGTAAGACAATAGGTGCTTATGGTGAAGAAGCTATGCTGGTACTTGATTGGGAAGCACAAGCTGTTACACAGCCAATTGAATGGGCACTTGATTGGTGTAACATAGTTGAAAAAGAATATGGAAAGAAGCCCTTGATATATTGTTCAAGTTGGTACACCAAGAAAATCAAGTTACTTCTTCAAAACAATATAGGGCTATGGGTAGCACACTATACGAAGAAAGAGAAGCCTACAGTTTATACTTATCCTACTTGGGCTATGTGGCAATATACTGATAGCCCCTTGGACAAAGATATATTCAATGGCACTGCAAAACAGTTCCGAGCTTATTGCGCAAGAAGATAAAAGAATAGTAGCAGACAAATTAGAAGCAGAGGGGTACATTTTTCCGATGGCTAGTCACCACGTATCTGAACAAAAAGTATGGGATTTTTTCATGAGCATATATGATAACAACGAGTACGCATCAGCTGGTGCTTGTGGTAATATGCAACATGAAAGCGGTTTATATTCAGATAATGCTGAGAACTCTTGGAACAATCTTACTGGACATAGTGATGAATGGCTCACAGAAAACATAAACGATGGTGATATTACTTTATCACAGTTTCTACAGCGTTCATGGTGGGTAAATGATTATGGCTTTGGCTATGGTTTATCACAGTGGACAGACACTACAAGAAGAACATTACTATGGAATAGGACAATAGGTCAAGGGTTAGACATTGATGATGAAGATGCACAGCTTGGTTATATTGAATGGGAATGGACAGACCCCAGTTCACATTATAACCAGTACTTACAAGGTATGATTAACTGTACATCTGTAGAAGAAGCTACAAGATACTATTGTTCTAATTATGAAGTAGGAGCTTGGAACAGTGAAAGACTAAGATATGCTAATTATTTCTATGATACTTATGCAAGTGGAACAGCACAAAATACCATACATGTAAGTTATAGCGGAAATGGTACAGCTTATGTTAGTAAAGTTCACCCCGAAGATGGCGAAAGTTTTACACTGTATGCGCACCCAGCAAGTGGAGAAACACTTATAGATATTCGTGCATGGGATGCTAATGGATATTCAATAGCTATGGAGCAGACAGAAGAGTGGTCTTATACATACAATGCTGGATGGGGTACACATATCAGTATATCAGTAGAGTTCAGTGGTACACCACCAGTTCCACCAACACCATCAAGTCGTGATAAACACCATATGCCAATATGGATGTACCCTATATTTAGAGCATAGAAAGGAAACAAAAATGGCAAAACTAAATGCAGATGAATTTATGAACTCAGTTAAAGCTATCATAGGTGATAGAGATGACGATGAAGCATTGAAATTCATCGAAGATTGTAAAGACACCATTACTGGTGAGCATGACGATTGGAAAGCTAAATACGATGAGGCTGTCAAGGAGAAAGATGAACTTGATAAATCGTGGAGAGCAAAGTACAAAGAACGTTTTTACTCATCAGAGCCAATATCAAACAATGACAAAGAGACAAACAATAACGAACACAACAACCCACTTGATACTCGCTCAGAGGAAGAAATAAAAGCTGAGAGTGTCAAAATTGATGATTTATTTAAACCAGCAAATTAAGTAAAGGAGATAATAATATGCCTACAAGACCAAGTAAGGTTACTTTGGACACGAATGCACTCAACATTTTGAATGCTATTCGTAACAATGCTAGTAACAACTATAAAGATTATGTACCACCTATTACAGATGTATCTGAACTCAAGCAGATTGGTAAGATTATCATGGATGTACCAGCGCTACAGAATGAATTTCTGTCAGCACTTGTTAACAGAATTGCACTCGTTACTGTTACATCTAAGATGTTCGATAATCCTTGGGCTATGTTTAAGAAAGGTTTCCTTGAGTATGGCGAAACCATTGAGGAAATTTTTGTTGACCTCGTAAGAGTATTTGAGTTCGATGCTGAGACAGCAGAGACTGAACTCTTTAAGAGAGTAGCACCCGATGTACGTGCAGCTTTCCATGTAATGAACTATAAAAAGTTCTACAAGGTTACCATTGAGAGAGCTAAGTTAGCAAGAGCTTTCCTTTCCGCTGGTGGAATGGGTGAACTCATTACTTACATTATGAACTCTATTTATGTAAGCGCATCTTATGATGAGTTCCTTACAATGAAGTATCTTCTTGCTAGAAATATCCTTAATGGTAGACTTTATCCAGTTTCTATACCAGCTGTATCTGAAGCTAATATGAAGTCAATCGTTACACAGATTAAGGGTACATCAAACCTCATTGAGTTCCCATCAAGAAAGTACAACCCAGCAGGAGTATTCCAGCATACAGATAAGGCAGACCAGTATATCATCATTGATACACAGTTTGACGCGTCTATGGATGTTAATGTTCTTGCATCAGCATTCAACATGGATAAGGCTGACTTTATGGGTAGGAGAGTTCCTATTGATGGCTTTGGCAATCTTGACAATGAAAGACTTGCTGAGCTGTTTGCAGATGACCCATCATATGTAGAAATTACAGACGATGAGAAAGAAGCTCTTAATGCTATTCCTCTTGCACTTGTTGACGAGAAGTTCTTTATGATTTATGACAACCTCAATGAGTTCAGAGAAGTTGAAAATGGACAGGGTCTGTACTGGAACTACTTCTTCCATCAGTGGAAGACATTCTCAACATCTCCATTCTCTAACGCACTTCTCTATGTTCCTACAGAGCCTAGTGTAACAAGTGTAACAGTAACACCAGAGACAGCTACAGTATCAGCTGGTTCAAGCCTTGCACTTACAACCACTGTTGTTACAACTGGTTTCGCACCTCAGACAGTAACATATGAGAGCAATAACGCTGGTGTTACAATCACTGAGGGTGGCGTAGTTCAGATTGCAAGTGATGCAACTGGAACAGCTACAATCACTGTTAAGTCTACATTCGATGAGACAAAGACAGATACAGTAGCAATTACCATCTCATAAGTGCTTGCCACACTTATAGGTTTCCTCTTTTCAATAGGGTACATCATTTTAGATAGTGGTGTACCCTAAATTTTTAAGAAAGGATATTAGTAACTATGGCATACATACAACCAAATAGCGATATTGTCTTATTTAGAAATATTAAACTAGACAGCGCATATGAAAACACAATATATTTTAGTTCACGTGGTGCACAAGAAAGTTACTTCTTTTCTAACGATAAAGTGCTTCAACATTTAACAGCATATTCATATAGACGTACTATGGATAACACAATTAAAGTTAAATTACCAGTAGGCACTGTAGCGCAATCTACATACATGGCTTTTAAAAATACATCATATGAAAACAAATGGTTTTATTGTTTTATTGCTGACTATAATTATATCAACGATAACACAACAGAAATTGTGTATGCAATTGACATTATACAGACATTCTTTATAGGTGATTGTACTTTAAACCAGTGCTATGTGGAAAGAGAACACGCTGTTGATGATACAGTTGGTGCAAACAGAGTACCCGAACCAATTGGAAGTGATAACGTGCATTATGTAGAAAAATGGCATTGTCCTCAGATGGAAGAATACAGTGCAGTTGTATCGGCTAGTGCACAAACCCCATTCTATGACCCAACAGATGACTTCTTTAAACAAGGTTTGTTTTGTGGCTTAGATGTTAAAACCTATAGCATGACAAGTCATCAAGATGCAGAGACATTGATGGGTGTATTATCTGACATGCTTGGTGATGGTAATTATGAAACAACTGGTCAGAGACAACAGCTTGTATCAGTTTATATGTTTCCTAGTGCTTTTTGTGCAGAGGGTGGACAAGATTTTACAAAGCCATATTCAGTAACTCAAGGTTTCCAAATAAACAGAACAGATGTTGATGGCTATGTTCCTAAAAATAACAAACTTCTTACAGCACCATATAAGTCATTATTACTTACCAATGGTATTGGTGGCGCTGTATCAATGGAATATGATGACTTTACAATTGGTACTGTGTCATTTAAAGTTTGGGGTGTTTGCACAGGAAGTGGTGAAATGGTTTGCGTACCACAGTGGTATCGTGGTGTTGAAAACAACTATGACTATAAGTTGATGATAAATGGCTTTCCACAGTGCGGTTATACACTAGATGCCTATAGAGCATGGATAGCTGGTGGTGGTGACAAATATCAAAAACTAGGAATTATCAATGGTATTGCTGAGGGGTTGAAAACTGGTTTTAAAATAGGTCACTCTTATGTTCGTGGTAATTATGGTGAAACATATGAACAACTACAAAAAGCCATGACAGCTGGAGCACCAATATCAAGTGCTGTTAATGCTTCAGAAGCACATGAAGCTAGTGTAAGAAATACAGCTTTAAGAAATGCAGAAATGGCTAGTAGCATTGGTGGAACTATATACAAAACTGGTGTAAATTATTTGACAACAGAGTATGATGTGATGGCTACACCAAATACCCCAGCTGGAGAACAAAGTGCTAGTTGCATGGTTGCCATGAAAGAACTCAATTTCAGATGCTATGAGATAAATGTAATTGCTGATGATGCTAGGAGAATTGACGATTTCTTTTCAATGTATGGCTATGCAACAAAACAAGCAAAAATTCCTAATATCTCTAGCAGACCACAATGGAATTATGTTAAGACACAGGGTTGTTCAATCAGTGGTAATATACCATCTGTTATCAGAAGTGCTATATGTGAGCTATTCGATAATGGAATAAGATTTTGGAACAACGGTGACAATATTGGTAACTATTCTTTAGCTAACAAATAAGGAGAACAAATTATGAGTAGAAGAAACAAAAGCGTATCACCAATTGTACGTGGAGCTGGATCACTACCAGACCGTGACTTTTGGGATAGTGCTAACAGTAATGAGTATTCAGCATTGTACTACTTAAACAGATTAACAGAACTTGCTATGGCTATGTTTGAATGGGATGGACTACCTGACCAAATAGATTGGAGATATCTTGAATACATTCTATACTATGATGGCAAAGTATTGTTCTCAAAAGATGCAGAGCTTGACGAATATATCGTAACAAAGTGTGCATTAAGCGGTAAGATGAATTTCTATCGTGTACCACAAAATCGTAGGGCTTATGCTGACAATGGTTATCAGAAAGAACTTACAGATAAGGATAGCGTAGTAATCTTCAACAATATGCTCAGACTTCCAGCTTATCCAGCTATGTGGTTTTATGCAAGAAAACTTTGGGAGATTGATAGAACTATTGACATAAACATTAAAGCGCAGAAAACCCCAGTTCTTGTTTTAGCTGATGAAGACGAAAGACTTACAATGAAGAACGTTTACATGCAGTATGATGGTAACCAGCCATTCATATTTGGTAGTAAGAATATGGGATTAGCTGACAACATCAAAGTGCTCAAAACAGATGCCCCTTATCTTGCAGACAAATTGATGGAACTCAAAAATCAGATATGGAATGAAGCTCTTACATATCTTGGTATCTCTAATCTCAATGTTCAGAAGAAAGAACGTCTCATTTCTGACGAAGCTGTTAGGTCAATGGGTGGAACTATTGCATCAAGACAGAGTAGACTTGAAATGCGCAGAGAGGGTTGCGAACAAATTAACAAAATGTTTGGTCTTAATATTAGTGTAAACTATAGAGAAGACTACAGAGAACTTGATGACGAATTTGCGCTTGACAATTCTACGGAAAAAGAGGGTGATACCACAATGGTTAGAGATGTACGTACACGTGCTGGTGGGGAGGAATAAACTATGAGCAAATATACTACCGAAGTAAGATACATCTGTGAGAGCTATGCTGGTCTTGAAGAAAGCGCTGGCTATGATAGCATAGATGAAGTAATCGAAAAATCATATTTAAAAATTTTCAACAATAGTAAAATTCCTATGTTCAAAGGTGAGGAAGAAGCACATAGGGCTTTACTTTTGAAGAAAATTCTGTTACACTATTATAGTAGGGAGATAGGTTACGAGACAGTAGGCTTGTGGAAACTCAAACTAAATCAGAAGATGATTGAGATAATGCCCTACTACAATCAGCTTTATGAAAGTGAACTTCTCAAGTTTGACCCCTTGCAGAATATCGATGTAACCCATACGCATGAGGGTGAGTACAACGATGATGAAAAAGTTGACAACTTACGCAACTCAGAAAATCACAAAGGCACTCACACCGAGCAGGAAAGCGATGCCACAGAGAATGTTACACTTAGACATTCAAGAACAACCACACAAGGTGATGATGTTCGTACAAACGATATTGTATCAAATGGCGAAACATGGACACTATTTAGTGACACACCTCAAGGTGGTATCAATGGCATAGCTAATGCTAGTAGCGGTAGTGTTAGTGATAACTCGTACCTAACTAATGCGACACATCAGATTACCACACCTGACGAACAAAATGTAACACAGAGCCACGGAAATATAGTTGAGACTTATAACAAAGATGGTGATAAGTCTGATACTACCGTAGGACACGCAGAGGTGGACACGCAAACCACAGAAAACGAACACGGAAAAATCACAGATGACAACACTAAAAACACACAAGGAACAGACGAATACACAAACAAGGATATTGGTAAAATCGGTACAGAGACTTATTCGGAAATGCTTGAAAAGTTCCGTGATACTTTCCTCAATATCGATTTAATGGTGATTAAGGAACTTGAGCCTTTATTTATGGGCTTATGGTAATACGCAAAGTAAGGAGTGTACGTTATGGCTTACACGATTGTAGATAAAATTGCAAAAGTTCGTCTACTTTGTAGAAAAGTATTACCAGCTGTTTACGATGAAAGTTTGTCATACCTTGAGGGTCTTTCCAAGCTGACACATAAGCTCAACGAAACCATCGAGAGTGTTAATGCTCTTAATGATAATGTTGATACACTTAATGACAGCGTTACAGACCTCAATAATAGGGTAGAAGCTGTAGAGGGTGTAGTTGGTACATTCATACAGCAGATGCAAGAAGCGTTTGATGAGCTTGCAAGAGAACAGGATGCTAAAGTCGATGCTAAATTAGCTGAGGTAGATGTAAAGCTCGAAGATGTTGATGCTAGAGTAACAGCCCTTGAACTGAGTATTGATGCTAAGTTTGCTGAGTTTGAAGCTAAGATAAATAAAAGCATCGAAGAACTCACAAAGGTTGTGCAAGAGCAGATAGAGATTATCCAGCATCTGTATCAGACCTTTGAAGCTGATATGAAAACATACGTTGACGAGGAATTGCAGAAAGCCTTAGACCAAATTCCAGACTTAACAAACATCTATGTTATCGACCCTACTACTGGTAAACTTGAAAAGGTACAGACAGCACTTCACAATGTTATGATATTCAATGCGTACAATGCTCTCACTATTGACGAGTTCAACGCACTTGGTATGACAGTGAATGAACTGAACAGTATCATAGTAAAGTCAATACCAAAAGGGATGACAATTCGTGAATGGTTGCATGATGCTAAACGTATCTTGCTTGAACAGATTGATAACGTTAAGGCTAAAGCCCTTGCTTATCCACACAGTTTTGTTAGGGAATATCTTAGCGGTGCACTTGTTTGGCATGATAGGAATGTAGATGTAAACCAGCAACTCATAGCTAGTAGTGGATGCTACAGCTGTGATGAAATTAACACACTTGCCTTTACTGTTGATGAGATTAATGCTTTTGAGATTACATGCTTCAACTATGTAATGAAAGCTAATGCAATCATGGTAAGGTCAGCATAATATAAGGAGAATAAGATTATGGCTCATACAAATCAGACAGCTCATTATCATCTTCCACAGTATGTGGGTACAGACATTATTAACCCATTAACAGATACCAATAGTGCATACGAAGCTATTGATACAGCTATCTATGAAGTTGGTCAGACAACTAGTGGAATGGCTAGTGATATTGATGCTCTTAAAATTCAGAATGGTAATAATGCACTTGATACAACAGCACAGACCCTTAGTGGTGCTATTAATGAGTTAAAGAGCGGTGCAGATGCTCTTGGACTTAGAGTTACAGCTACCGAGACAGACGTTTCTACACTCCAGTCTCAGATGGCTACAGCTACTGGTAATATTACTACACTTAATACAAGTGTTGCTGGACTTCAGACAGAGGTAGCTTCAAAAGCTAGTGCTACAGCTCTCAACAATCTTACTGTTAAGGTTGGTACTGGAAATCTTGATACAGTTGCGCAGAACTGCGTAGATGCTATTAATGAAGTTCTTGCAAAAGTTCCAGCTGGCGGTGCTGTTCCAGCAGATGAAGTTACTTATGATAATACTGATAGTGGTCTTACAGCTACTAATGTGCAGGATGCTATTGATGAAGTAGATGGTGCTCTTGATACTCTTGCTAGTACTGTTGCTGACATTCCAGTAGTACATGAGGAATTACAGACAGCTACTATTACAGCTGGACAGACAAGTGCTACACTTACTTTTGCAACAGAAGCTATTGGAGCTACAACTCTGGTTGTACCATCATGTGATGTATTTGGTGCAATTGAAGATGTAACATATACCGCTTCTACTGTAACAATTACTATAGCTGAGCAGAGTGCTAATGTAGTTGTTGGTGCACTTGTAAAGAATATGTAAGAAAGGGGTGATATTATGGCACTTATTTTAGGTAGCGGAAATACATCCGATACAGTATATATTGTACATCCTGTTGCATCAGGGTCAAATGCTACTTTAGCTGGTGCTAAAGTTAAGGGTACAATAAAAGATATGTGGAGCGTAGGATTACAAGCACAGCCAAGTAAAACTTTTGATGATATCACTTTATCATGTAAATATAACCAGCCAAATTTGAACGTGTATATTAGCGGATTTACTGGAAAAGTATATGTTGAAAGTGCTACAGGTCCAGTTGTAAAGCAAACTATATCTGACCCTACTGTAACGACTACTCTTGTATTTAATATAACAACTGAAAGTACATTACTTTGTCTTATACCAGACTAATATGAGACTGAAAGGACAGATATATGAGTATAATAGAACATACAACTAAATTACAGTTGACCCAGTTCGAGGGAAGTTCTATTAAACCAGCAATACTTGATTTCTATTCAAGTGATATGCTTAAAATTGATGATGCTTTCTCTGACATGGAAGCTGGCATTACACAGTTTGAAGCAGACGTTACCAATAGGGTAGATGCACTTGATACGCTTGTCAATGGATACGATGAGCGTATCACTACCCTTGAGGGTTGCTGTGAAAATGTGAATACTACCTTGACAAACTATGGCGAAAGACTTGATAGTATTGAAGAAGTCATTGAAACAGTAAGCACAGCTAACATTGAGGACTTAATTAGGAGAATTGATGCTCTTGAGCAGAAAGTAGATGCTAATACTCAGAATATTGATACTCTTAATACAAACTTGATTGATGCTGTTAATGACATTAACGCTTTAACAAGCGAACTAGCAACAACTAATGCTAATTTAGCATCTTTAGGTAATAGAGTTAGCACTCTTGAAAGTTGCTGTGAAGAAGTGAGAACTACTCTTGCAGACCATAATGCTCGTATAAATACTAATGCAACCAATATTAGTGCTTTAGATGCTAGATTAACTAGAGATGAAACAAATATAGCTGGTAATGCTAGTGATATTACTATCTTGGCGACACAGAATAACACACAAGCTAACCAAATTCAAGACCTATATGA